CGGATTCAGTTTCAACTTTGGCAGCAAGCAGAATGAAACTCTGCGGAATGCGTGCTGTGAGGTGGTCAGCGAAGATGACAGTGATGTATGTAACCTGTCCAGCGTGAACCTATCCCGGATCGAATCGCTTGATGAATTCAAGGATGTTGTACGCTTGGTATCCAAGTTCCTTGTCTGCGGTTTGATACGTGCTGAACTACCTTATACCAAGATTGAGGAAGTTAGACAGAAGAATTCCCGGTTGGGCCTTGGCTTGATGGGAATGCATGAGTGGTTACTTAAACGTGGTCACAGGTATGAGGTGACCGATGAGTTGAAGTCATGGCTCAAGGTGTACCGTGATGAGAGCAAGAAGGCAGCGGATGAACACTGTGATCGACTGTACCTTAACCGTCCTAAAGGTTATCGTGCTATCGCTCCGACAGGAACCATCAGCATCATTGCCGGTACCACGTCAGGCATCGAACCAGTTTACTCAGTGGCATTCAAGCGCAGGTACCTCACCGATGGTACACGTTGGAAGCATGAGTTTGTGGTAGATGCTACAGCGCAGACCTTGATTGATCAGGGTATCAACCCGGATAGTATTGAGTCTGCTACTGACTTGGCTGCTGACCCAGAACGTCGCATCAAGTTTCAGCATGACGTACAGGCATACGTGGATCAGGCGATCAGCAGTACGATCAACCTGCCTGAGTATGGTACGGAGTTAAACAATGAGGACCTTATCCCGCAGTACGCAGGATGGATTCAGAAGTACGCTAAAGGATTACGTGGGCTTACGGTATATCCGAATGCTGCACGTGGTGGACAACCCATCACAAGCGTACCCTATGATGAGGCGATCAAGAAAAGTGGCATTGTGTTTGAAGACAATTCAGAAGAGCAATGCTTAAGTGGGGTGTGTGGGATTTGAGTTATTACTGGTACAAAAATAGAATGGATCAGCAAGACAGAATAGATGCATATTGGGATGGTGATACCCAAGACTTATATCATCAACAACAACTTGAGGAACAAGAAATGGCAACAGCCAAATACGAACAGAAGCCCGGCACTATTGCCGTATTCAGCAACGACAAAGAAGGTAATGAGAAGCGCCCTGATTGGCAGGGTAACCTCATGACCCCGGATGGACAGTCACTACAGGTGTCCTTGTGGATCAGCGAATCCCAGAAGGGATTGTCTTACCTCAGCGGTAAGATTCAGGAACCTTATGTTCCCGGTTCCGATGGCGCACGTGGTTCTGCTGACGACGTACCCTTCTAGGTGGAAATTACTTATCATGATGGAGAGAGCATTGCTCTCTCCTTTGATGAGAAACTGCACGCCTACCGTGTAGACGGTAAGCCTGTACCATCAGCAACCAAGGTGTTGGGTGTGATATCAAAACCCGCACTCATTCCTTGGTCGCTCAAGATGGGCAGTGAGTGGCTTGAAAAGCATATGTTCCATGATGAGGAACTGGATCAGGATAAGGGTGTATTCACGTACACCTCACGCCTGACACTTGATGCGTTGATAAAGGGAATCAAGTCAGCATACCGGCCAACGTCTGGTGGTGCGCTTGAGATTGGAAACAACACACACAAATGGATTGAGGATGCAGTCAACATATTCCTTGAGGATGAGGGTAAGTTCGGTGATGACAATCTACCTGAACGACCAGTTGACCAGCCTGAGGTGAACAATTCAATCGACGCTTTCCTTGAGTGGGTGGCGGAGAATGATGTCAAGTTCCATCAGTCTGAGATGAAACTGTACAGCCGTCAGGATCATTACGCTGGGACTGTAGACTGTATAGCAGATGTCAACGGATCACGCTGCGTGGTGGACTGGAAGACATCGAAAGGTATATATCCTGAGTACCATCTGCAAGTGGCAGCATATGCACAAGCGGTGGAAGATATAACCGGGGAGATGATTGATCAAACCCTAGTCCTCCGGCTTGACAAAGCAACAGGTAGATACCAATGCGGTTATCAATCACGCACCGAATGGGTGCATAACTATGAAACTTTCCTAGCAGCATTAAGACTGTTCAATGGATTGAAGGAATTAAAATAATGGAAAAGGATGACCAACTTATATGTAACCAGATTGCATTCCATATGCAGTCGGTGATCATGGGCATCAATGATATAGCATACGAACACAAGGCAGACCCTGAGACACTGGCCCTCACAATAGAAGAGGAAGCAGCAAACTCAGACACCGATGAAGAAGAACAACTATGGGGAGCATTACTCAGATATGCAGGAGCGATTAGTTAAATGGGGAAAAGGATCAAGTTTCAATATTTCAGAACAAATCGGGGGAGGTATATACGCAGCAGAGCGATTCAAAGGGCCAGACGGTACACGCTGGGGTTTCATAATCAAGCAGCACTCTGGTCGTGGAGAATGGTATGTTCACTATCATGGTATTTTCTACAATACGGTAGAGGAATTAAACGACGCAATACTCTGGGAGGTAGCAAGACTTGAGGATTCCAGATCACTATAGGACAGACATTCAGCCAATAGAATACATCATGTCTAACAACATGGGATTCTGTGAAGGCAATGTAATCAAGTACATCTCACGATGGGAGATGAAGGGCGGTATCGATGACTTGGAAAAAGCCAAGCACTATATCGAAATGTTAATCGAACAAGAGAACAAACGCAATGGTAACAACGCTGAGTTGGTATGAAGCAGAACATGCGGTACAGTGTGGTGTCAGTCGATGCATCAGTTCATGGAAGAAGGACCGCAAGCACGCAGCAGGTTACAAACCTAAGGACCTGTTCGACACCAACATCAAGTCGGCTGCTGCTGAGATGGCGGTAGCCAAACACTTGGGAATCTATTGGGATGGATCAGTCGATACCTTCAAGGACAAACCTGATCTGGGTGAGGACATTGAGGTACGGATGTCAATGATGAAGCCACCAGTGCTGATCATCAGACCCAATGATATCAAGTGGCGTAAGTATGTATTGGTTCAGAATCTCTGGGAGCATGGTAGGATGCCAGCATTCAAGGTGCTAGGCTACACCTCATTCCCCGGCGTTGAGTGGGCCCATGAGAACTGGACCCAGTATTGGACAAACTTTGGAACCAGTCGCCCTTATTGTTGGGCAGTTCCTATTGACGCATTACAGGACACACAGGATTTGAAATGATTATTGAACCGAATAGTTCAGAGAAGTGGATAGGCGGGGATGGTCAGGTCTGGGTATCACTTGCATGGGTACGCAAGCAGACCGCAACCCCATCAACTAACGGGTGGACTGAAGCAGTGGTTGACACGATGCATGATGTCCTTGGCGGGAGACACATTCTTAAAAAGAGCGGTGTCTTCTATAAATTGGATGACGTTCTTGAAGCGTTCAGACTCTACCGAAACACATGAGGAACGGGAGGCGAAGTGGGCATCAGATAAGATGCTCCACTTTGCCCGGTTCTGCTGGTTGAATATGTATAAGAGAGCGCCATCAGGTAAGATTTGGCGTGATGTATTCTTTGAAAAGCATGGGATACATCTGGATGCATATGCTAGGAAGCGGAAACAGGCTCAATCAAAATAACACAACCCATAGGAAACGCAGTAATACCAAACAGTTTGCCCTCTTCATCCATGGTGCTGCCTATCTTCAGCGTCTTATCATCTATGGAGTGGACCCACCCTAGTGTTTTAAACTTTGGTGTGTCCACTTCATCAGCATCTTCCCATCCTGCCGTGGAAATTATATCCAACCAATGAACAACTACTAACTCAGTCTTTTGAACCTCAGTCATTCCCCAACGCTCTACGCATATCTTCTTTAACTTCCCTGCGCTTTTTTCTCTGAGCCTCCATCCTCTTTTCTTTCTCAGTATCTGAGTAAGACCTTTCATTGCGGATTCTCCGCATCTCCCTACTAATATCATTTAACTTCTGGTCGTACTTCATCTTGATCCTGCGGGCTATCTTACCTGCATTCAATGGCTCAACCCTGATACCAGCATTAGATAACCTTGCGGTCAGTGGGCTGTAGTTATCCTGCGTCCGACTGGTTTCACCACTGTCAGCACGTTTAACTTTCTGTTCAGCGTATGACATGATCCCACCGATATCAATCCCCGGCCAGTTAGGCATCAGGTTCTTTAGAATCTGGTCTGCCTTCCGTCCCTCTGGAAGCCTCTGTCCAGTGAACTGATTGAACCCAGCCCACGGATAGATCACAGCACCAGCAACACCACCACTTGGCTGAACCATCTGAGGCACACCTGCCAACTGTCCAGTACCACCCTCCGTCATGGAGAATGTACCACCCGGACTCCATCGCTCTGTGTTCAGCGACTGTACATCATCACTGTCTGGCGCAAGAAAGTCTGAGACTGGCTCAGGCAGCGTCACACGGGCGTTAGGCATGAAGGGCATACCCATAACAGGGTTGCGCTTCACAGTCTCCTTGATCTTCTCAAGCACGTAGTCATCCTCGCCAGATACATACTCACCCAACTGATTCATGCCACCGTAGATCATTGCCCACTTGGCATACTTGGCCGGGTTCTTGGCTGCTATCTCTGCCAGCCTTGGCATGGTGCCATAGGTGTAGGAAAAGAATGGTAG